TAATGGAAAACCATCCGCAATGAGGTTAGCTGTATTTGTATGTCTTGCACTTTCTAGTTGGGGTTTGATTAAGTTAACAATGACATACCAAGACTTGGATAAAATATTCAATTACTATGTAGTTTATATTTCAATATGGTCTGGAGCAAAAATAGTTGAAAAGACTATTGATTTGCTAATAACCAAGTTTGGGAAATAAAATGAGCCTTATTGTTGAAGATGGAAGTATAGTTAGTGGTGCAGAAAGCTATGTTACAGTAGCTTTCTGTGATGACTATTTTTCTAAACGTTCCCCGGCTAACAATACTACTTGGTCCGCTTTAACCACAGCTAGTAAAGAAGCTGCATTAAGAGATGCGACCGATTACATGTTGCAAGCTTACCGTTATCATTGGTTAGGCCGTAGAGTTAATACTTTGCAATTCCTGGACTGGCCTCGTGTTGGTGTGGTCATAGAGGACTTTGTTGGCGGCCAAAGCCGCAACGGTTTAGGTTCTTATGGTATCTTCCAAGTTCCTTTTAATATTGTTCCCTTGGAAGTACAAAAAGCTTGCGCTGAATTGGCTTTACGTGCTAGTATAGCTCTATTAAATCCGGATCTTACTCAGAACATAACCGAAAAAACTGTTGGTCCAATTCAGGTTAAATATGACGTGAATTCTCCTCAGTTTAAAAGATATCGTGAAATTGATATGACTTTAAGAGTTTATCTTTCTAGGAATTCTTCTAGTCCTTCTGTTGGGTTGACAAGAGCATGAGTTTTTATTCTGATTTTAATGATATTGCATATTCAATGCTTAGTGATTTTGGGCAGAATGCAACTTTGATCAGAAAATCTAAAGCCACTGGTGCTAACTACGATCCGACAACTGGCGGTATTGTAGATAGTTCTCAATTAACAGAAACTAGAAAAATAGTTCCATTAGATAGCCCTACAAGTAAACGTGTTCAGAATAGTTATGGTACTACAACAGAAAATGGAGTATTAGAGCAGACTACTCAAAAATGGGTATATATGGATGCTAAAGGTTCTGTCCCACGTTTACAAGATTATGTAATTATTCAAGGTATTAAATATACAATTTTTGACTTCCAAGTTATTAATCCAGGTGGTATAGATATTATATATTTAGTGGTCTTAACAAAATGAGTTCTATTTTTGCACAATTCGATGCTATTACAAGCAACTATCTTCTACGTGCAAAGTCTGCTGCACAAGAAGTTAGTAAGATGGTGCTTATAGAAATTGGTGCAAGATTAATTGATAGATCTCCAGTTGGTAATCCAGCATTATGGAAAGAACAACCACCACATCCTGGAATCAATTATATTCCTGGACGTTTTAAAAATAATTGGCATTTATCAGTAGACCAATTATCTACTGATATTTTTTACGCAAGTGATAAAACTGGTGATGCTGCAAATCAAAGAATAAGAGCTGCAATCCCAAGATTCCCATTAGGGCATACTTATTACTTTAATAATAATCTGCCTTATGCTAAAAAATTGGAAGATGGTTGGTCGTCACAAGCTCCTTTTGGAATGGTAATGTTAACAGAATTAGAGTTTCCACAAATTGTGAGAGATGCAGAAATACGATACAGTAATGGCGAGAAAGCTCCTAATAAATCATGAGTGTTGCTAAAGTTAGAATTGCATTAGAAAGTGCTGTAGACGCAATGCCGGGTATCATTCCGGATGCGACTATTCTAACTTCAACTGCTGGTTTGTTTGTAACAAGCGCTCCACATAATATTGATAATGGCTTAACAATTAAAATAGTTGGTCACTCGATACTAAATGGATCGTATATAATTTCTGTAGTAGATACATATAGTTTTCAATTAATCAACGCTGTTTCTGAAACGTTAGTAACAACTAATCTAAACGGAACTGGTGGTGTGGTTAGAGCTAGTTGCACTCTATGGGAAAACATGGCTTTTAACGCCAATGTTGGAATTGCATATCAACAGATTAATATTTTGTTTGGAACGCCAGAAAATCCATCATTAGGTGACGGATTTTATAGAGAAATCGGATTTTTACAGTTTACTTTATACTATCCTAAAGAAACTGGAACAGTTGATCTTTCTAACCGTATAGATTTAATTCGCACCACATTTGCTCGCGGTAGTTCTTTTACAAAAGACGAAGTAACTGTAAAAATAAATAAGACGCCAATTGTAGCGTTTGGTTTAAATCAAGATTCGTATATTATGGCTACAGTAAAGATCCCTTTCTGGGCCGACATTTTTAATTAGTAGTGACCTGCCGTAAGGCTCAACATTTCCGCTTTATGCGGGTTTCTTCTTAGGAATTATCATGACTTCTATTGCTTCTGGTATTTATAAGCTACTTGCTTTCAAAAAGCAATCTGGTTTAGGAACTGTTGCTGGTGCTTCCGGTGCACAGTATTTACGTCGTGTTGCATCGACTCTGTCGCTGAAAAAAGCAACATATCAATCCACTGAAATTAAACCTTCGCAACAGATCTCTGACTTCCGTCACGGTGTTCGTTCTGCTGAAGGTCAGATTTCTGGTGAAATTACTGTTGGTACTTATCAGCAGTTTGTAGAATCTGTCTGCCGTAAGGTTTCTGTTTCTTCTATTTCGAGTGGCGCGTTAACTGACGTTACTGCCGCAACGACTACTGGCAATGCTGGTACTTTCACCACAGTAGCTGCTAACTGGATGACTCTTGGGTTCAAGGTTGGTATGGTTGGGCGTTGGAGTGGTTGGTCTACGACTGGTTCCACTAATAACACTACCAATATGGTTATCACTGCTCTGACCGCAACAGTAATGACTGTAGCTCGTTTGGATGGTCTTGCCATCGGTAACAAGGCTGCCGGTGACTCTGTTACCTTCCTGGAAGTTGGTAAGCATACCTATGTTCCGCAATCGGCCCAAACCCGTGATTACTATACTATTGAGCACTGGTACTCTGATATTGGGCAGTCTGAATATTTCACAGATTGTGTGGTTACACAAGTTGACGTTAAATTGCCACCTACTGGTATTGCAACGATCACAACGACTATCATGGGCATTAACATGACTACTGGTAGTTCGCAATACTTCACCACTCCTAATGCAGTGACAACTGGACGCACTCTGGCTGCTGTGAATGGCGTTATGTATGTTGCTGGTAATGCTGTGGCGTTAATTACTGGTCTGAACTTCTCGATCAAAGGGAACCATAGCAAGATTGGTGGTGTTGTTGGTGCAAACACTGAACCTGATATCTTCCCTGGTAAAGTTACAGTAGATGGTCAATTAACAGTTCTGTTTATCGATAACGTGTTCCGCGATTACTTCGTAAACGAAACTGAAGTTAGTATCTTCTGCGTGTTTACCACAAACAATACCGCTACAGCAGACTTCATGGCCATTTCGATGCCACGTTGTAAAGTTGGTAGCGCTGATAAAGACGATGGTGAAAAAGGTCTGGTTCAAACAATGTCGTTCGTAGCACTTGAAAACGATCAGGCTGGTGGCCCTTCCAATGCAGCACTTGCTACAACTATCATGATTCAAGATAGCCAATACGTTTAATTTGTAATAACCTCCCTATCAATAGTGGTAGGGAGGTCCTTAAAGGAGAAGTAAAATGACTGGTTTTGATATTAGCAAACTGACTCAAGATAACGCAATCGCAGAAGTTACTTTTAAAGTAGGTGTGGTTAAAGATGACGATGGTAACGATGTAAGTGGTTTTGTGATTGTTGGTAAAAATAGCCAACAATATCAAGATATTAGTAAGCTGCTCCGAAAAGAAGGTATTCAGCAAGCGTCTAAACGTTCTAGCGCAATTGATGCTTCTACGGACGATGGTGCAGCTAAACTGATTGACAAACTGGCAACTAATGAAACTCGCATTGCAAAAGCAATTATTGTTGACTGGTTTGGGTTCAATCAGAACGGTACTGAGCTTCCATTCAACGAAGATATTGTTTCAATGATGTTAGATAAAATGCCGTATTGGCAAACTCTGGTTTTATCGGCTCTTGAAAAAGATGCAAAT